GATTGATGGTGAAAGAATCGCAACAGAAGAGTGGGTTATTGAAATGTTTGGTGGAGATACCTTGCCCCCAAACCCAGGCGGCGGCGGTGGGGATGCAAACCCACAAGATGGAAATATGATTGTTGGGCTAAACGCCTTTATTTAAGAACTGCCAGAACTACCAAGAAACGCACCAGTATTGGCAATCTTGTTTACAAAGCCCTGAATAAGAATTCTTTGTTGAGCAATAGGATCAGGCATGGTCAAATTTCCAGAAGTGTCTGTGGTTACAATGGAAAGGCATGGCTTGATTGTTCCGTCAGTCTTTAGGACAAGTCCAGCGACCATTAGGTTCATTCCAGAAACTCTTGAGCGAGGTACGGTTAGAGTCCAGATGTTTCCAGGATTTGTGTCGGAAGTAAAATTGCCGTATGTTACACCATTGCCACCAGTATCAGCAGCAACATCATCTGGAATACCGCCCCATCTAAGGTTGATAGCGGTATCGGCATTGTCCTGGTTTACTCCCCAAACCCATAGTTCGTGGTAAACATCATTGTCATCATCTTCTGGTTCTTTTGCCACTTCATTAATCATAACGTCTGTGTATGTGTTTGGGTCTAGTACCTCAGGTTTTAGTGCCCTAAACCCTGTTCCAAAGGTGTTAAAACTGAAGTTTCTTCTATCGTACACCTGCTTGTTTACGCTTGACATGATTTAATTATATCATACTTTTATTGGCAATTGTGGTATAATCTTAGTATGCTCAACAAATTCAAACCTAGATACAAAACCAATAAAAAGATTACGGATTGGGAGCCAACACCAGATTCTAAGTCTAGGACAATGGATAGGGATAAGGGTAAGTCAGGACAAGGGGGTAATTTTTGGATCAAGGCATATACGGATGTATCAAGCGAAGGTGGCAGCCCAATGGGCGAGATTGGATCTAAACCAGTTGATATTGTTACTAATGAATATGGAGATACAACGTTCCACCTTTTCCGTCAGTTTAAGATGGATTTATCTAGACAGCCAGATACACAAGCAGATTTTGAAGAAGATGAAAATGGTGTCAAATATACACAGTTCTCCAATATATCAGGTGACTTTTGTATAACACAAGTTAAATCTGATGGTACAAAGGGATGGGAAAAAATATATGGACTTCCTACCAATATGGATGGTGGGTATATGGAAATATCCAATGATGGATCTACCCCAGGAACATGGAGTAGCCTTTTTACATGGAAAAAGCCTGAGGTTTTTCCAGTCAGCATGTACTGGACAGAAAAAAACCAGGCAAACAGTCTTGTTTATGCAAATGGGCATATTTATTTATGTGCGGTATTAGACAGCACAGTTAGATATGACGAAGATGCAGACGATTTTAGGCCTGACTCCGAAAAAGTGGACCCACCCCTTCAAACAGTCTATCCAGATGAGTTTTTCATAGGTGTCTACGTTATAAAAATTAATGCCGATACGGGCGAGGTAGTTGACGACAACTATACTCACATTAGTATGGATATGCTTTCCCCTTCTGGCTACTACTCTAACGGTCTAAGACCTACCCCATATTCCGAAAATATGCCCATCTTTGCTTATGATAAATACCAAAATAAAATTGTTGTTATTGTTAAACTTCAGTTAAGGGATAATTCAGGACCGTCAGGCGCAGATCAATACAGTAGGAGTAATTGGGGCGATGGTGTTTTTGAGATAGATCCTGATACTATGACCACAACAAGGTCTCAGTATTTGAATTGTCAGGCTCATCATTACGTTCTGGGTGCCCAGTCCAAAAACGTGGTTGCATTTTCTCCAACGCACAATTATGTTGTTGCTAGAACATCTGAAGCGGTCCATGCTACACGAATTGAGGGAACCAACCCACCCGACTATGTAAGAATGAAAAATGATACGGCTATTTTTAAATTTGACAAAGACTGGAATCTGGTGGATAGAAAGCAATATGGATATCCAGACCTAGATGATCAAGGAAACTATTTTGAACCAGTAGATGGTTTTGGTAGTAACATGACGCAAGGACAAAGTAATAATCTACAAATTTTTAATCTATTTTATAGTGAGTCAAAGGACAAACTTTATTCCAGAAGCAGGGCTGGAGATGGGGGAGGAAGCAGGCAACTCAACCCATCGAAGCATGGGTATACATGGCTAGAGAACGTCGCTGGAGATTTAAATTATACATTTGAGAATATATTTAGAATTACTGAAATTGAACCATCAGACCTTAGCGTTTCTTCTGTAAAATGGCCTCAATGGGAAGGTCCACAAGCAGATAATCAATATCCTGTCTTGAAGAATAGCAGCAGATGGAGTTCGTTCATTGGTAATACTTTTGATAGGTATAACGCCGCCGACGCGATTAGTCCAGATGGAAAGTATCTTTACTGCGCCATAGTTTCTGGTGCTCCAAATTCAAAGGAGCAACACAGAGATAACATTTTATTTTCAAATAATCAAAAACACTATTCCTATGCTCCATTTACATTAGGGACGGCTGATACCGCAAACGACCATGATCCCGAGGGCATGGCTATTGATATTATAAGATTTAATACTGAGACGGGTGAGTATGATAGGTCTTGGAGTGTAACTGGAGTTTCCCATATAGGAACGTGGCCCGGTTTTTGGAACAATATGATTTTTCCCCAACAAATTGTAACCACAGATTTGGGTTTCACTTTTAACATGTCTTCATCTGGAAATAACCCGCAGGACGGGATTTATTACGATAGATCTGGTTTAATTGGATTCACAAATGTAGATAATCCAGAAATCGAAGTATCCGCAGCGTATGTAGAAAAAAACAGAGATGAAATTGATCGTCGTGATATTGTGGGAGCGATGGTGTCTGAAAATGGTTACAATGTTTCAACATATACGGAGCCTGCTGGATGGATGAGTACAACTGAAAAATTTATGTGGGATGAGCCCGTATGGTATTGGAATGGAGACCCACCGCGATTCAATGACGCAGAGTGGAATGAGGGAATCCTGTTTTATACATACTACTCTAGTCGCCAAACCTTAGCCGAAAAAGAAGCATATTTCAATGACCATGTACACATTAATCATAAAATGTCTGATTTTGTTGGGGAGTCTCATCAGGCGTATGATCAAGATAATTTTATTGACACAGTAGTTGAGGTAATTTTAGTTGGTAGTGAGTATGTAGTTCGAAGAACTTATCCCAAACCATTCTACAGAGGAAATAGTGGGGAAATGGTTAGCGGAGGCAACGGAGGTCTTCATGACCAAACTGCATTTATAAAGCCATATATGCCATTTACCGAAGGATTTCGTAGGATTGACCCTTCTAGTCCATACTCTAATAGTGCGCTTTTACCACCATTGCCAGAAACAGACCATCACGTTTTTTATTCGTCTAATAACTCCCTAACGTGGGACGACCTGCCAACCCAAACTCCTGACAATGGAACTCTTGAGTTAGTTGACACAACTTTTTCAAGTTATCTGGAAGAAACGGTGTACGGAGGCCCACTCTGGACACCAGAGTTTGGCTCTGGAGCAATAAATTTCTATAGATACAAGGCAATTTTTGATTGGGAAGATTCCGAAACGGGATCTACTGCGGAAATTCATTCAGTAGAAAGATTTGGCCTTAATAGTGTAACTGGAAAAAGAAACCAAATCAAAGAGGGTGCCTATGCTTTCACAAGTTTAAAACCGCTTGCCGGAAACCTTATGCATTATCATGGGCAGGATTTTATTTTACAAGGTGAAGAACACAAGTGGGATTTTTGTGGTCCAGCATTTCGCACATTAGACACATCCAACTTAACAAGTATGAAGGGTATGTTTATGGAGGTAAGACACGCAATGCCTGTAAGCGGACCCACCCTCTCCCTTTGGGATACTTCCAACGTTACAGACATGAGTTATGCATTTTATAATACTACCATTTATACAACCATAGAATTACTATGGGACACATCAAGCGTTACAGACATGAGTTATATGTTTGGTAGTTTTGTGGCATTGGATGCGCGAACATGGGATTTTAGCAATGTTCAAAACATGACTAGTTTTGCCTTAAATGCATCTGTGATACTTTTATCGGATACTCTTCCAACGGTGACCCTTGAATGGAGGGCAGATGCCGATGACCCCCAGGGCTATGAGGGAACATTTGAATGTAGAGAAATAGTAAACTACCTTGATAGGTGCTGGCCTGGACTTGTTAATTATACTATTTTAGGATTTGAAGATTGTGTAAACTGGATGCCTGGAAACTACACCGTTATGGTTGCCAACAGGGAGATAACCGATAGTGACTTGCCAATGTACGGTAGTGCTGGCGTACCTTCCGACACCCAACTTGAGTTGATTAACCAATATGAAACTTCAACAAGGGCTACACGATATGTTTACAAGGCAACCTTCCCCTGGAACAATGCCACTAATTCAGTTTCCCTAGACTGGCTGGAAGATGTATTACAGTTTGGTGGAAACAGGTTTGAGGATGGTCGCGTTGCATTCTTAAACTCTCCTGCGGAATCGTTTACAGGATTTAGTAACCCAAGGTTTAGCGTGAGCAATCTAACCGACTTCACTTATATGTTCCGATACTGTAGAAACTTTAATCAAGATTTAACAAACTGGGACACCTCTAATGCTACCCAAATGGAACAGATGTTTGGCTTCTGTGATGTATTTAATGGTGATGTAACAAACTTTGATGTATCTAATGTTACAAACATTAGCGGAATGTTCCGTGATTGTATTGCATTCAATCAAGACATTTCTGCGTGGAATACTATGAATGTTGTGAGTGCAGATCAAACCTTTAGTGGCGCATCATCATTTAACCAAGACCTGTCTGAGTGGTGTGTAAGCCTACTTGCGTCGGAGCCTGCTGACTTTGCCACAGGGACCGCATCCTGGACGTTGGGCCAGCCAGTTTGGGGTACCTGCCCACGAAACGAAAACGGTTCAGCAGGAGACGCATGGTACCATATCTTTGTTGCTAATGGTAATGATATTAATCTACCAGTAGAAACTGACGAGGGGGTCAACATTTGTTTTGTTGACGATGTTCAAAAAGATTACGCTACTGAGGTCAAAGGCCAAATCTTTAATGGTTCAACAATCAAGGCACAATTTGATTGGGACAACTCAAATAGAAATGTTCGCATGGACTGGGTAAATGAAATTGTTCAAGTTGGACGCAACTCAGAAACAGGTTCTCTCAATCAGGTCAAAAATGGTAACAGAGCATTTTCCTATCTTTCTGTTGTTTCAAGCGATGCAATCAAAAACCTAGACACATCAAATCTAACCGACATGACTTATATGTTCAATACGGCAACCACCTTTAATACAGATATTAGTGGTTGGGATACCTCTAGTGTTACAGACATGATAGGCATGTTTTACTCTTGTTATAGATTCAACCAACCTATTGGCTCATGGGACGTAAGTAATTTAGCGCAGGCGGGAAGTATGTTCTACGCTTGTAGTGATTTCAATGGAGACATTTCAGGCTGGGATACATCTTCCATGACGGACATGTATAGAATGTTTGGTGCTACAAACACCTTTAATAGGGATATTTCGGGATGGGATATCTCTAATGTTACAAACATGAGTTATCTTTTCAATAATGCATCCAATTTTAACCAGGATTTGAGCCCATGGGCCGTGTGCCTTATTGAGTCAGAACCATTTAGATTTGATGATGGTGCAAGTTCGTGGACATTGCCCAGGCCAATGTGGGGAGTTTGTGGCGAACCTGAAATAATAGTTGTTAGCAACACCCCAAGTCTAGATTGGAGCATGTTGCCAACTAATGATGCAGACAATGGTACTCTTGCGTTGATTAGTGATAATGGAGATGGAACTTACACATATAACGCAGAAATGCTGTATGACAACTCTACTACACAAAAGAGTCTGACTTGGTTAGTAGACGTTACTCAATTTCCTTATGAACAATTTGTTGCGTCTTATGCCTTTAATGGGAGCCCCGCTACCTCAATAACAGCACTTGATAGCCAATATATTGCAGGAGAAAATATTTCATACATGTTTGCTAACATGCCAAACTTCAATCAGGATATTTCAGGATGGGATGTGGCTCAAACGACAAATATGGAAGGAATGTTTAATCAGTCAACTTCATTTAATCAAAATCTTAGTTCATGGTGCGTATCTGGAATAGCATCAGAGCCCACGCTATTTAGCGATGGTACGACCTCTTGGACAGAGCCAAAGCCAATTTGGGGTACTTGTGGGGGAGCGTATGAAGTGTCCAGAGTTCGTGAAGAGGATGACTTGGTTGGACCAAATGATCAATATGCATCAACATCAGATGCGGAATCAAATGGGTGGACAATCCAGGGTGCTGCCGGTGACGACAGCACAAGTCCAATGGATGTGCCAGCAAGTGTTGAAGGCGTTTCGTTCTTTGGAAAAATCATGCCAGCAAGTGTTAACAATGGCACAAACGGAAACATAACCTGGGTTGGTGGATCAAGTGGTGGGCGTAGCGGAAACTTTGTAAATGACAGTTCAAGCAAAGAGTTTTGGTTGTCTCATTGGAACCAAGATAGTGCAGTCGTAAGGCAGATGCACAAGGCTGTTGGTGACGATTGGGTTGTTCGTACCGAATACAAGACTTCCTATTCTGGCAGTTATGGTATCAGCATTGAAACCACCTTTAGATCAAATGGTGGAATAAAGGTTGTTTACGGAACCGTCATCAGCGGCTCTATCGACATTGGCGAAACCAAGCAAGGAATTGCTTCGATGGGCGAGGCTATAGTCTCTGGATTTGGAGACGCTGCCAACTCATTGGGTGACTTTGTTTGGGAATATGTTGTCCCATAAGAAAAGATATACAATCGTTACACAAAACATATTGACATGAGTTGATATATTAAAAAAGGTCTGATACAATTGATCTTTACCACTAAAATTTCAAAGGAGTTTTTTCTATGTCATTAACAGACGACCAGGGTTTTATTAAAGATCCCTACCGCAATTTCATCCACATCTCAAGATATGCCAGGTGGCTAGAAGCGGAGGGTAGACGAGAAACCTGGGCCGAAACTGTAGATAGATATATGACATTCATGAAAGACTATCTTGTAACAAACTACAACTACCAAAGCAATGACAAAGTGTTTGCCAAGGTTCACAATGCTATTTTAAATCATGACGTAATGCCCAGCATGAGGGCTATCATGACCGCAGGGGCGGCTTTAGATAGAGACCACATCGCAGCATACAACTGTTCTTTTATCGCTGTAGACAGCCTCAGAGCGTTTGACGAGGCCATGTATGTATTGATGAATGGAACAGGTGTTGGATTCTCTGTAGAGCAAAAGTATATTGACAATCTTCCAGTCATTGCTGATGACTTTTACCCAACAGATACAACCATCGTTGTTGCAGATTCAAAGTTGGGATGGGCCAAAGCATTTAAGGAATTGATTGGTCTTCTAGTTACAGGACAGATTCCTAAGTGGGACACTTCTCAGGTTAGGCCAGCAGGGGCAAGACTAATGACCTTTGGCGGTAGAGCGTCAGGGCCAGAGCCACTAGAAGATCTATTTAGATTCACCGTAGAGACTTTTGAGATTGCCAAGGGTCGCAGACTAAAGCCAATTGAGGCCCATGATTTAATGTGTAAGGTAGGCGAGGTCGTAGTTGTTGGCGGTGTTCGCCGTTCTGCATTGATTTCTCTATCTAATTTAGATGACTTTGAAATGGCTAAGGCCAAGTCAGGATCATGGTGGGAAACTGATGGACAGAGGGCACTTGCAAATAACTCTGCTGTATATAACAATAAGCCTAATACTGCCCAGTTCCTAAGAGAGTGGAGAAACCTTTACGAGTCAAAGTCTGGCGAGCGCGGCATCTACAACCTAGACTCAGTTCGCAGACACATTGATACCTTTGATCGTCGTGACTCCTCTAAGGTTGCAGGAACCAACCCATGTGGCGAGATTCTTTTGCGTGCAAACGAATTTTGTAATTTGACTGAGGTGGTTATTTCTGCTGACGACACAGAGGAAACTCTAAGAGAGAAGGTCAAGGTCGCATCCATTCTTGGAACGTGGCAGTCAACACTAACTAACTTTAAATACATTCGTAAGTCATGGAGAGACAACTGCGAAGAAGAGAGATTGCTAGGGGTATCCCTAACAGGAATCTATGGCAACCCATTGACAATGGCAGGATCAGGATTGCCAGAATTTCTTTCATCATTGAGAGAGTTGGCAGTTTCCTCCAACAAGAAAGAGGCAGACAAGTTGGGAATTGAGCCTTCCGTTGCAGTTACAACTGTCAAGCCCTCAGGAACCGTATCACAATTAACGGGCGTGTCTAGCGGTATCCACCCCTGGTATTCAGAATATTACATCAGAACAGTTCGTGCAGACAACAAAGATCCTATGACTCAGTTCCTAAAGGACTTTGGTGTTCCTAACGAGCCAGATGTTATGAAGCCAGACGCTACCACAGTATTCTCATTCCCCATTGCAGCACCAAAGAGGGCTGTTGTGACCAAAGATATTTCTGCTATTGATCACCTTGAGTTGTGGAAGACATACAGGGAGAACTGGACAGAGCATAACCCCTCAGTAACTATCAACGTTCAAGAAGATGAGTGGCTTGACGTTGGCGCATGGGTATACAGAAACTTTGACAAAATTGGTGGAGTTTCTTTCCTACCAGCCGTAGAGCATAGTTACAAGCAGGCACCATATCAGGAAATCACGAAGGAAGAGTACGAGGCCGCTGTCAAGGCTATGCCCAACAGAATCCCCTGGGAATCACTTCCCCTATACGAGACAGAGGACGGAACCAAGGGCTCTCAGGAACTTGCCTGCGTCGCAGGAGCAGAATCTTGCGATGTTGTAGATTTGACTGAAAACGTGGCTGAGCGTTTGGTATAATGTAAGTATGGCTTCAACTAATCTGTACGCTTCTAGGGTATATAAGGAACATCCCATTGTTTCTTGGCCCCTTGACGATGAGATTTACTTCTCAGATCTAGTTGGCGATGATTACAGGGAAGAAACTAATTGGCAGGGAGTCAACTGTTCTTCCACCACGTTAATAGAGTTTCCAGAGGCACCATTCCCAGACTCTCCAGTCGTATCCTGGAGTGGTACGGGGCCAGACGTTTCTATCTACACAGTACCTCCCGTACTTCTGAATTCATCAACATTAAATGAAGGGATGGGGTCTTACTCTAGTAACATCTACCTATTTTCGCAGGGGGCGGTCGATCAAATAGAATTTGGCGTACAAAACTCTGAGGCAGATGATCAGTTTTATTTGGTAGAGGAACCACCAAATAGATCTTGGATTAGACTTGGTGGGGACTTTGATATAGTTGACAGTCCAACAAATGAGGTGACTTTTGTAGTTAGAGTAACGTTTGCTGATGACTCTACTGATCTTGATTTTATTGTCAATGGATTTTCTGTAGGACAATGGTCTGAGATTAAGAGCGATGTTTCTCTAGGTGTTGTACCAGAATTAATCCCTGAAGAAATTTTGGGGCCAGATGTTTATGGTTATCCAACTGTTCCTTACGGAGTTTACGACGGACTAGGTTATTTTATTTATGATGACAACAGATTCCTTGCCAGGAATGTGGGAGTCCCAATGGTCTATGGATCTGATAACGTTACAAGGTTAGCACCATCACCTTCTGGGCTACCATCGTTAGTTGTACCTTCTGACGGTATGCTAACAGAGTCAGGAAAATACAACACATATACTATGGAGTATTGGCTAAGAATTGATCCAAACTCAGAAGAGTCACAAAGAATTTGGGGTCCAGTAGACAGCGACTACGGCCTTTATGTTAACGAGTCCTCGCTAATCCTTCTTATTGGAGACAAGTTCGTTTCTCATTTTATCGGTATCTGGTACAGACCAATTCTTGTTCACGTTACCGTAAGGCCAGACGGCGCAGATCTTTTTGTCAACGAGATCCTGGTAGGCTCAATGTCCTACAATTTAGACGATCTATATTTGCCAGAGAGCGATTGGCATGGATGGTATTGTTATGAAGACCAGAAGGTACACGAGATTGATTGCATCTCTTATGCACCATACAAGTTGTCACCAGAAGCAATCAAGAGAAGGTTTGTTTGGGGCCAAGGCGTTCCTTCTTTGGATAGGTTTAATAAATTCTTTGATGGTAACACAGCAACAATTGACTATCCATATGCAGAATATACAACAGACAAGATTTATCCAGACGTAGACAAATGGAGTAGCGGAGCATTCCAGAATGTTAACGTAACCGACAATCATCTTGAAACACCACAGTATGATTTGCCCACAATGTTTAGGAGCAGCACGCCATTCACGGAACTAGAAACTAAATACTTTTATGAAGATAACCAAACAATCAACAACAACCCAGACTACTATGGGAACGCACCACTATACTTTAAGTTTAAGCCAAGTGCCAGGTGGAATGAGGAATACTATGCCTCCTTTGCATTTGACCTAATCAACGAGCCTACCAAAGGAGTGTATGGTGTATTTGAGGTAGACGATAACAACTTCTATGACGGGGAAGTTCAGACCTTGATGAAGATATTCAATTCTTCTCAAAACAAGAGTGTTGATATCAAACTATCTGGAGATCAGGTTCTATACACCTTTATTGATAATACTGGAGAAAAACTTTTCCATTCAGAGCAAATTCAGGCAGGGCAAATGTTTAGCGTTGGTCTGAACATTCCTCAGGCAACTAGGTTCCTTGGCCTGTCTTTTATTAAGATGTTCTTTAACCCTGAGGCACTAAAAGTTTATGTGGGCGGCACAGGACAGAATACCTTTGCTGGCAAGGTATATTGCTTTGGGCTAATGAATGAGTTGTCCATGGAAAAACTAGACGAGACTGTATGGAATCAGTACGGCGTTCTAGACATAGCCACAGACGTATATGAAACAAACTTTTCCTATAGTGTTTTTGCCAACTCGCTAGTTGATAGATACTTTCTTGATATAGGAGTCTACTCCTCATGGCGAGACTACTACCCATTATCTTACTTTGCAAGTTATACAGAGGACGAAAATGGCACAGTAAGGTACGATATGGACTTTATTCAGTTCAATATTGGTAGTACATACATTGCAAGGGACTTGACAAGAAATGTCAACTATGACTTTTCTCAGTCTGACGTTAGAACCTTTATTACATTCCAGCAGGCGGTGCTAAATCCAAACAAGAGGCTAAGGGACTACGAGGACTTTGTAACTATTAGTGGGCCAGTCTTAGATGCTACAGAATATGCTAAACCAATTGAGACTGCCTTTGAGATTGTTGACAATACCGTAATCTTCCCGCCCACAGGATGGTCAATTGATTCGCTAAACATGAGCGTTAATATTGAGATTGATGTTCGCGGTATCTACAAGAAGCCAGTTAAACTAAGAAGAATGCACCTATCTTCTAAGACCCTGCCCAAGAATGGCTTTGATAAAATCGGAACAAGGTATTCACAGACGTTGAACCCATATTCAAGAATCGGGGAGTACTACAGTTATTCTACAAAGAACCCCTATATGATGTACAAAGATTCTACTCCCTACCTATACTTGACAGAGTACTCTGGCATTGAGTCCGTAGGTGGCATTGTCTCAGACTATGATCGTGGAATCAGTATGCCATTCAATCAGTCTAATCAAGAAAGGTTTACCATTCAGTCTTTGCAGTTATGGATTAACTACAAGGAAGAGGCTGCACCACAAGAAAAGAAGAAGTTGTTTGAGTTAGACTGGAAAGAAGGCAACCTTTTCTTTAACATTGAGTCAGATGCCAGCGGTCAAAGAGCAATGATTACAGTAGAAGATCCTCAACGTAAATACAATACATCAGTTATTGAGTTTTATCAGGATGGTGAAAGAGTAATCAATCCTAAATTAGAGTTAAATAAGTGGACCGTTGTCGGTGTTTATTTCAATAAGCCATTAGAAAACAACTACTACACAGGATCTCTCAACCTATTGCAGGGTGCGGTGTTTAATAATATATCTATTTACAAAATGACTTTTGAGCAAGAAGCAAAGACTTACTACAAAAGGTTGTGGTTGGACGTTAGAAGAAGGGAAACCCCATACTTTGATTGGCAGTACTGGAAGGGATTTGACCCAGGGCCATATCGTACATGGGACGAGGTAAAGAGAAGCGGTGTTGACAGGAAGTATGGTGTCCAACCCAACGATATCTTTGCTACATATATTGGTACAAATATTGACGTTATTGGTGATGACGAGGGAATAACGATAGAAAACTCTGGATTAACAAGTTATACTGGTATTGAGTGGTACGATTACTTCAAGAGATCTGTATAGTATGGTACAATAGGAACCATGAGTAATACAAGAAAAGCGCAAATTGGTAAGTCAAAGGCCACATGGATGCCAAAGATGTACGACTGGGGTCTCTACTTTTGGAGACTACCTGACGGACACCTGTTCCATGATGGTGAGGGCAACATGCTAAACATCCCAGCAATGAAGGGAGACCTTGGTGCAATTGCTCAGATTAGAGATGCTGCCAAGGCACACGGTCAGCCAGAGGGAGAAGCATGGTTCTACCCTGGCATCAAGAGGACTACAGACGAGGAATATGCTGAACAGATGGACAGGATGAAGCAGGGAGAACTGCCAAACCTTGACGACCTAGGTGCAGTATACGACGCACAACAAGGAATGAAGAGACATGGACAAGCAGATGGATAATATCTTTAATGTAAAGCATGACGATTTTGACACTAATGACTATACTTTTGCGGAAGCAGATCCATTCAACAAGTCATGGGACGAACTAAGAGAGTTTGTTGGGTTAGACAAGAACTTTAAGAGAAAGACAACAAGGCAAGAGAATAAGGAAAATAAGTCAGAAAAGGCTAAGTCTGTTCCTTTAGATAGATACGGAAGGCTTGCAGGACAGTACTCTGTAACTTCTGGCGCACGATCAAGCGGTCGTGAGGATGTAGAGACCAAGCAAATCAATCCAGGCGAGGTATACAGAAATGGATATGGCTTGTTTGATGTTATTACTCCACCATACAACCTATATGAACTTGCCAACTTTTACGATTCAAACTTTGCCAATCACGCTGCTGTTGACGCAAAAGTAGCAAATACCGTTGGCCTTGGGTATGAGTTTAGACCAACGGATCAGGTAATATTGCGTATGTCAATGGTAGAGGAGGAAGAAAAGAAGGACAAGGCAAAGAAGAAGGTAGACAGAGTTAAGGCAGAGATGCAGTTGTGGCTGGAGTCAATGAATGATGACGACAGTTTCTCTACCACGATGGAAAAGGTCATGGTTGACCTAGAGTCTACTGGAAATGGTTATCTAGAGATTGGTCGCACTACAACAGGAGAAATCGGTTACGTTGGGCATATTCCATCAACAACTATGAGAGTGCGCCGTCATCGTGACGGGTATTGCCAGATTATTCAAAACAGAGTGGTATATTTTAGGAACTATGGTGCGACCAATCCTAACCCCATTACAGAAGATCCCCGACCAAACGAGGTAATTCATTTTAAGTCTTATTCACCACTAAACACATTTTATGGAGTACCAGACATTATTGCTGCATTCTTGTCACTACAGGGAGACCAACTTGCAGATCAGTACAACATTGATTACTTTAAGAACAAGGCAACACCACGATACATTGTTTTAGTCAAGGGCGCAAAGTTGAGCGCAGAGGCAGAAGATAGATTGTTCAGATTCCTACAGACTGGCCTAAAGGGGCAGAACCACAGGACTCTTTATGTTCCACTTCCTGCTGACTCAGACGGAAACAAGGTAGAGTTTGAGTTAAAGCCAGTTGAGAATCAGGTACAGGAAGCATCATTTGACAAGTATCATCAGAGAAATCGTGACGATATTCTTATGGCACATCAGGTTCCACTATCAAAGTTGGGCGGTGTAGATACAGGTGGCCTCGCCGCTGCGTTGGCACAAGATCGTACATTCAAAGAGCAGGTAACTCGCCCAGCACAGAGAGAGATCGAAAAGTTTGTTAATAAAATTATTAAAGAAAAGACAGATATTGTCAAACTATCATTCAAGGAACTCACTCTAACAGACGAACAAGCACAGTCTCAGATCCTAGAGCGTTACGTTAAGACACAGGTAATGACTCCAAACGAGGCTCGCGTAGTCCTGGATCTTCCCGCCAGGGACGGTGGAAACGATCCCTTCCAACTTTCACCTCAGCGTCAAGCGGAGGCTCGTAATGAACTAATGGATGATGACGAAAGAGCATCAGAAAGGAACGCAAACGAGTCTGATAGCCCTACCACAGTAGAGGGTCGCAACCCAAAAGGTGAAGGAAATCGTTCACAGTAACAATTTGATAAAAATTGCTGTATAATAGGATATGTTATGGATATAAACAAGGCAACTTGGTCTATGGACAAAAGCAACATGCGTATGTCAATGCCCATCTCAAAGGTGGACGTTGAGAAAAGAACCGTGTCTGGTTTTGCTACCCTAGATAATATCGACAAGCAGGGTGACATTGTTCCTGCTGACGCAAGTCTAAAAGCATTTGAAAGATTTCGCGGTAACATCCGTGAAATGCACCAGCCCATTGCCGCTGGCAAATTAGTATCCTTTAGAGAAGAGAAGTACTACGATGCAGAAACAGCAAAGGAGTACAGCGGAATTTTTGTTTCTGCTTACATCTCTAAGGGAGCGCAAGATACATGGGAGAAAGTTCTTGACGGCACCCTGACTGGTTTTTCCATTGGTGGAGAAATCAATAAGTCAGAGGATGCATACGACGATAACGTTGGAGAAACAATTAGAGTCATTAAAGATTACGACTTGATCGAACTATCAATTGTTGACAATCCAGCAAATCAATACGCAAACGTTTTCAGTATTGAGAAAGGCCAAGCATCAGGCTTGGCTGTCGATACACAGATTGAAAGCATTTACTATTGTGCTGATGACAACTTGGTTCAGTTAAGTCAAGACTCAAACATTTCTTGCCCCAAGTGTGACAGCGGCATGGAAAGTATCGGGTTCGTTGAAAGCAACGATGTAGATAAGGCTGATGTAATTAAATCAATTCTTTCTACTGTAAAAAGTGAAAAGGAGGTAAGCAAGATGGAAGAAAACACAACAGAAACTGTCGAAAAGTCCGACGAGGCTGAGGCCCCAGTTGCTGAGGTCGAAAAGGCTGAAGAGTCTCCCGCTGCTGAGGTAGAAGAAACTGCCAAGGCTGAGGAAGAGGCTGAGGTCGAAAAGGCTGAGGAAGAGGAAGAGGCAGTAGAGAAGGCTGAAGATGCAGAGGAAGCACCTTCACAAGAAGCCGATGTTGAAAAAGCAGATACTTCTGCTGATGAAGTTATTTCAGAAATTGCCGAAACTACCAAGGCATCTATGGAAGAAATGACAAAGACCGTATCCATTCTCGCTGACACCGTTAAGGCTCTCAACTCAAAGGTAGAAGAACTTAACAAGCAGGTCACGGGTGTTAGATCAGAAATGGCAGAGGACAAATCAGAGTTTGGAAAGCGCGTTACTGCTGTAGAAAAAGAAACCGCTTTTCGTAAGTCTGGCGATCTTGGTCAGGTCGTCCAGGAGCCTATCAAGGTAGAAAAGGCTCGCGCACAATCACTATGGGGCGGTCGTTTCCTCACTACCGACCTATTTAACTAAAGAAAGAGACAGGAGGTGAATTATACAATGTCAGAAGAGCAGATTGTAGAAAAGAATCAGCCAAGTGACGGCGGGATTGGAGATCCAAACCCAGGTCACTACCAGGCTCAAGGTGCAATTGGTAACATCCATCCACCAAACGACGTTCAGACCCCACCAGGGTCAGTTGTTCCCGATGGGAGTTACGATGGTACTGTAGATCCCGCTTATGGCTCCTACGGGGACGGTTCCCCATGGGGCGATATGGGTGTACTCCCTAATACTGCCGTCATGGGCACGAACGATCTTAACGTTAGTGTTAACCCAAGCGGCGTTCCAGGAGGCGGTATCCTAAACCCTGAGCAGGCTCAGCGTTTCATTGATTATGTTTGGGATGCTACCGTTCTCGCACAGGACGGTCGTCGCGTTACCATGCGTGCAAACACAATGGAAATTGAGAAGGTTAATGTTGGTGAGCGTGTTATCCGCGCTGCTTCACAGGGTATCGGTGATTACCTAAACGCTGGTGCAGCATTCACCAAGGTTGAACTAACCACCAAGAAGATCCGTTTGGATTGGGAGGTTACAACTGAGGCATTGGAGGACAACATTGAAGGAGGTGCTTTTGAGGACCACCTTGTTCGTCTAATGACCAACGCATTTGCTAATGACCTAGAGGATCTAGCCATTAACGGTGAAGGAGAGGGCTCATCCGATCCCTTCCTATCCATCATGGAGGGCTTCGTTCCCCAGGTCAAGAACAGCGGTGAGGCACACGAGGCAGTAGTTTCTGTTAGCAATAACGAGTGGATTCCAGAGGTAATGCAGGAGATCATCTATGCAATGCCACGACGCTACCGTGCTATCAAGAACAACCTTCGCTTCTATGCCGGAACTGATGCATTCGCAGGTATCGTTGCACATAACGGCACACTCGCTGACGCAATTGCAGAGGCATTCTATCCAAGAGTTCGTGGTACTGAGCGTAACACAAACCGTTACCTAGATGGTGTGGATCAGACCTTCGGGCCTTCCGCAACAACCCGCGTTCTTGGTGTAGACGTTCTAGAGGTTCCTTACTACCCAGAGGGTTATGTTGACCTAACATTCCCCTCCAACCGTATTTGGGGCTTCCAGCGCGATATCACGGTCAACCGTGAGTACGTTGCCAAGAAGGACACAATTGAGTACACAGTCTACGTTCGTTTCGGGATTGCCTGGGAAGAACTTGACGCTGTTGCTTACGCTGATGCATCTGGTGGGGCTACCTCATAAGATCATCACACGCATTAGTGGGGACGGGAAATATCTCGTCCCCATTAGTGTTTTTATGGGTAATATCTGATATAATAGAACTATGACGAAAGGAAGTAATATGAAAGATCTTAACAAGATGACTGTCAAAGAATTGCGTGAATATGCTGACGAAAAGGGCATCAGCCTAAAGGGTGTTCGTGCAAAGGCAGAGGTTCTAGACCGTATTCTTACAGAGGACAAGCCCTCTAAGACTGAGGCTAACGAAAATCTTATTACTAATGAGGTAACAGGATATGGACAGCCAGACGGACCATCTCAAAAGCCAGGTAGTTTAAACCTAAGCGAAACTGAGCAGATTGGTTCCCCAGGAGCAGATCGTGTCTACGCAAACAAGAAAGAGGCCTTGGCTACTGCAAAGACTTCTGAGAATGTTAGCAAGGACAACAAGGTTGCTCTATGGTCAGAAAAGAACCTACGTTGGAATTTAGTTGGATATTTAAACAGAGGGTTTTCTTTTGTTTCTAAGGAGGATGCCGATAAGTGGCTAAGTCTAAGAGGCGTGCGTGAAGCAAGCCCAGAAGAGATTAAGGCTCACTACGGCGCATAAAAATGAATCTTTTGCGTAAGCCCCCATTCCCGTTAACGGTAGGCTATGACGGGCTTGACCCAGACACTCCTTATGCTGTGGTTGTGTACAATACTCACGCAGAAGCAATCTTTATGCAAGAGGTGGTTTCAGATGCAGAGGGTAGCATCGTTGTAGAACTATCAGAGCATTTCAGTAAATACGACGGTGCCTACTCTCTGCATGTTTACGAGGTAACAGAAGATCCAACAATCAATGACGCAGTAATCATTGACACTCTATACATCTATAGACCATACTTTGGCGCAGATGAGGATATGACACATGCAGAACTTCTTGCTCGTCACATCATTGACTCAATTACTGGTGGATTCTACTACACTATTCAATTACAAGAAACCACAGGAATGGGCGCAGACTTCCTACCAGTCCACGGTAGACTATGTAAAGTAAATTACTTATACGAGAACAACGTACTAATCTATGATAGGTTTGATACAGAGTCAAATCAGGATATCTACATTCCTTCACCTGACCATACCGCTATCACAAAGTACGTTGACAAAGGAGACTACCCACCACAGGGCAGCCCACCATCTCCAATTACGAGGTATGACAGAAAGCAGTCAAAGCCAGTAAAGACTTACGTCGCTAAGTCAGACTCTGTTCCCCACTATGGAATGTACTACACATACTCTCCAGTATCAAACTACAAGGATATGTCAGAGTACGACACAATCGGATTCTTCCCACAGGATTGGGACTATGTTGTAGTAGGAGAGTTTGGCTGGACAGTAGTTCCCAATGACATTAGGCACGCTACAGAGATCTTGATTGATGATATTATTTGTAACAGATTTAATCATGGTCAGAGATACATTTCAGAGTATCAGACAGATCAGTTTAGGGTGAAGTATAATTCTCAGTTGCTTGTCACAGGAACAGGCAACGTTCAGGTGGACAGAATTCTAGCAGGATACACTAATTCTGGAACACTTGGAAGGGCTAAGGTTCTATAATGGCATACTGCCCACCCCAACTAATCAAGCCTATTTGTGACCCAGGTGGTGGTCAAAATCCTGGGGGAGGAGAGTGCATTGGCGGTGGACCATCCTGGAAGTTCCCCATGTACTGTGATATCTGGGCAGCAACGTATGAGCAGGACGACTATGGCATGGAGGTTCACGACTGGAACTACGACAGAATGTCTGTGTGCTACTTTAATAACATGGGGGCAGTCCAAGAGAACTCAATCAAAGAAGGGCAGTTGTGGGAGTACGAGGACCATTTAATTGGTCGCACCCCTAACGATATACGATACAATACGTTAGGCCTTCTACAGCCCATTACAAGCCTTCTAATCACCAACATACGCAATGGCTTGACTGGCGAACCATACTTTACTGAGAGCGCAGGGGAAAGAGAGGGGTACCCAACCCTGTTTGATATCCTCGCCACAGAACCATACATCAACCCCTGGAATGAAGTAGAATACTGGAAAATCTATCTAGGCAGATCAGATAAGCAGGCTTACGCAGATGATTTCGCTTACGTTTAATTATAAGAAAACAATTAAGGATTTGTTTAATACCGCAGAATATGGTATGGGATTTCTTGACGGAATCGAAATGAATAAGTTAGAGTTTAATACGGTCCTTGCAGAATACACAGAGCAAGCCCTGGGAAGGTATGTTGATGCAGCAGCCAGAGGAAACCCAGACTCTTTACACCACGTTTACGAGTGGGGGCAGGTAGGATACAAGAAGGGCAGGCTATATCAACTACAATCAAAGGCAACTACTAGAACAATTACAATTAGTGGAGAGTTTCTTCAATCTAAGGTTCCTGCACCAGGGGCAAACGTTCCATTTAGAAACAAGGCGTACATCATGGAGAATCAAATCACAGTAGTTATTGAGCCAGATCAGGCAGAAGTTCTTGCATTTGAGGTAGATGGTCAAACTGTCTTTACTCCAAATCAGATCGTTATTGAGCATCCTGGCGGCGAGGCAGTAGAAAATGCCTTTGGGGAAAAGGTTTATGAGTTTTTTAGTGTATACTATACATCAAGAGTAATTCCAAATCTCTACAAGAAATTGGGTGTTCCAAAGGAATACGCAAAATACTACAGACAGGGAGTGAGGTCAGGCAGAATAGTTGGAGTCAAGGCAGGAAAAGAATACTATTCACCAGGCTTAGATAAGATCGTATGACACTTACATTAACAAACATGCCAGTTCCGTCGGTAGCCGTCAATCACTACCTATGGGATACCATGAAGAAGATGGACCCCAACCTTACTAAGACGGCAAACTACGGACCAAAGACCATCCCCATCTTCCCCTTGGCAGACACAGCATCTGGCAAGAAGTCATGGGAAAACAAAAGTTATATTGTTTATGATAGATTGTTGACTAAGAACAGGAACGTATTCTACCCAGTAAAGTGTGAAGAGATTAAGTATTATCTAAAGGCAAACGAAAGAGATATGCTTACATGGAGTACAGCCCTACAACTTGTCCTTGACAGAATGGACGACTCAGGCAAGGATATCAACGATTGGATTAGAAATAACGGAGGGGACGAGAGATTTCCTATTTACTTCCACCACTCAAGAGTCTATCAATTGACCGCAGGAACGGCTACAGAGGGCGAGAATCTAAGAGATTTCTCTACAAGGCCATTCTATATTGCAGAGTTTTTGATTGCCATAGACTTCCATTATACGGTCACCATGGAAGATTTTTTCATAAATTAGAGTATAATAGTAATTGAGGAAACGTCCCGTAGTGTGAAAAATACTATGGAAAAAGAGGTGAAGAAGTTATGGCATATATTCGCGGAGATGCTAAGCAAATCATTGTTGGTGCAGCCGCAATGTTCGTCTATGAAGAGGGCCAGATTGAGTTTGATGAAGAGTCCGGTGAGGCAATCGCTGGTCAGGTACCCGATTTTGAAGAGGGCGTTCGTTATGTAGAGACTCTATCTGACGATCCCCTATGGCGCAACGTTGGTTACACCATGAATGGTTTCGAACTAGTTTTCCAGCCAGACTTCGGTGAAGTCCAGGTTGACCAGTTGCTAGACGCTGCTAAGTTGTACAAGCAGGGTATGCAGGTCAATCTCAACACTGCTTTCGCTGAGGCTACGCTAGAGAACCTACTAGTTGCAATTGCTGCTCCAGATTCAGACCTACACGATCCAGGTTACGCAGATAACCCAATGGTTGAAGGTCCAAATCCCAAGTGGCTTGATCTCTCATCTGGTAAACTCGGTGAGTGTCCAGTTGAGCGTTCCCTAATTGCAGTTGGTCCTGGTACAGGTGACTGTGATCCAGACGAGTACATTGAGCGTATCTACATCGCTTACCGCGCTCTTTCAATTGACTCAGTTACAGTCTCAGCAAAGCGCGACGAGCCTTCTATGTTTGAAGTCTCCTTCCGTTTGCTACCTGCATCAACAGGTTCTTACGGACGCATTGTTGACAGACCAGTTGAAGTTGTTGTTTCAGCATAAAGTCAAAACATAATTTAATAACTGTCGCCTCGCTGCCAATAGGGCAGCGGGGCTTCAGTCTTTATGGTACAATATTCCTATTCGATTGAAAGGAATACGATATGGCTACAACAGTTTATGAGACCTCAAGCATTGAGATGCTGGACGGAACCAAGGTTTCCATGCGTCCACTCAAGATTTCGCTACTACGCGAGTTCATGGATGCATTTGAAAAGATTGGTAATGAAGAGACCGCAGCCAGCAACGATGCCTCTATGGACGTTTTGCTTAATTGTGTCCAGATCGCCATGAAGCAGTACGACCCTAAGTATGCTGATGACAGAGAACTGCTAGAGGATAACATTGACCTCCCAGGAGTTTACCGCGTTATTGAGGCAGCATCTGGTATTAAGATGGACGCTGAGGGAAACGTGGAAGTGGCGACGGGACTTCTTGGTCAGATATAGACCTTGTTACGCTAGAGTCAGAGGCTATGCTTCTAGGAATCTGGAAAAGTTATAGTGAACTAGAAGATAGTCTTTGCCTAGCAGAACTAACTGAAATAGTAAATTCTGCTCGCCACAAAGATTACGATAATCGTAAGTTCTTTGCCGCTATTAAGGGTATTGATCTTGATAAGGAAAGCGGTGGCATGGGAGATCGTGGGCAAAAAGAGTGGGAAGATATGAAGACCAGAGTCTTTAGTCGTGGTAAAGCGACAGACTCTAAAGACGTTATGTCTTTGCAGGGACAGGCTGCCGTTGAGGCTGGTATTGGCATTGGTCAAGGCATTGATTTCACAGATGGGACAAAGGCGACAAATCCCTTTGGATAATGGTATAATAGTGTAATGGCGGCAGTAGAATCTAATCTAATTGTTAATGCGACGACCGCAGGTGCGAGATCAGAACTCAAAAGACTGCAAGCGCAGATCAAAGCATTAAATGCTCAATTGGCTTCTGGTACTGCCGTACAGCAAGCACAAATGACGCAGTATGCAAAAAATGCTGCGATGATGGCAAGTAGCCTTGGAGGCTTTTCAACTTCTGTTGTAAATACAACCACTCAAGTAGATCAGTTTACAAAGGCATTAGAATCAAATAAACTTGGCATGAGCCAACTTAGAAGAGGTATTCTTTCTCAGATACCAGTCATCAATAGGTTTGCAGGGCTACAAAGAGAAAATGCCCAACTTACTGAGGTAGCGACTGACAGAGTAAAGAAGATGAATGCCCAATACATGTTGATGGGCAAGTCTGCTACAGGTGCTGCACAGGCAATCCAATTAGTACCAACGCAACTGAATAAGCACGCTGCCGCCGCTGCTGTTGCTGCTCAGAAGCAAATGCTGCTAAATAGGATGATTGATGCAGGCGCAGTTAAGATGATTAACTGGGGTAAGAATACACAATGGGCGGGTCGCCAGTTGATGGTAGGATTTACCGTACCTCTGGTTGCCTTTGGTGCAGCCGCCGCTATAGCATTCAAAGAGATTGACCAATCCGCAATTGCATTCAAGAGAGTCTATGGCGACCTGTCCACAACAACTGCTGAGATGGAGAAGAACCTAAAGGCAGTTAAGGATTTGGGTCAGGAATACACAAAGTATGGCCTAAACGTAGCAAAGACCATTGACCTTGCCGCAGACGTTGCTGCGACGGGTGCCACAGGAGAATCACTAATGGCTGCCACAGAGCAGACAATGAGGCTTGCAACATTGGGTCTAATGGAGTATCAGGAAGCGTTGGGTGCTGTTATCTCAATGCAGACCGCCTTTGGCGTTAGCAACAAAGACTTGGCAGCAACCATTGACTTCCTAAACGTTACAGAGAACGAAACAATCTTGACCATGCAAGACATGGCAGCCGCTATTCCTCGTGTTGCTCCTGTTATTAGAGGCTTGGGCGGTGACATTCAGGACTTGGCAGTATTCATGACCGCTATGCGAGAGGGTGGTGTTACCGCAGAGCAGGGCGCAAACGCATTGAAGTCTGGTCTTGGTCGTTTGATTAACCCAACCAAGGCCGCTAAAGAAACGCTCATGGACTTTGGTATCAGCGTGGAGAAGATTGTAGAAAGAAACAAGGGCGACCTAATGGGTCTAATTCAAGAGTTCGGTGCTGCACTAGCAACACTAGATGACTTTGAGCAGCAGCAGGCATTGGAAAAGGTCTTTGGTAAGTATCAGTATGCAAGACTAGGTGCATTGTTCAGAAACATGGCAAACGATGCAAGTCAGGCAAACAGAACCATTGAACTTACAACAATGTCTGTAGAAGAATTAGCACAGATCTCAGATCGAGAACTTAGCAAGATTGAAGAAGCCACAAGCACCAAACTACTTAAGGCCTGGGAGTCCCTAAAGGTTGCAATCGCACCTGTCGGTGAGCAGTTTATGAAACTACTTATTCCAATTCTCAACTTTGCAACCAAGGTAGCAGACTGGTTTAACGAATTGTCACCACAAGTTAAGGACTTTGTAACTGCAATTACCGTAGGACTAGGTATTATTGCCCCTGCATTGCTAATGGTTGTCGGTCTGTTTGGCAACTTGGTTGGTAACCTAATCAAGGGATTCCAAGGATTTAGGAAATTGGCTGCCATGCTTAAAGGCAATGCCTCCGCATTTAATTATGTATCAAGTGCTGAGATTCAGGCTAAGGCTGCAACAGACGCATTAAATAATTCTAGTCAGGCATTGAATAGCACATTTGCTTTACAAAAGGCAGAAGTAGATGCCCTTAACATAGCATACAGAAATCTTGCAGGATCTCTTAACGCCGTCGCAGGAGCAGCAAATAGAGTCAAGATGCCTAGGGGCGGCGCACCAGGCACAACGCCATTGCGATATGCCAAGGGTGGATTTGTCCCAGGTTCTGGAAACAAAGACACAGTTCCAGCATTGCTCACACCAGGAGAGTCTGTTGTAACAAAGAGTGCTACAGCAAAGTACGGCCCCATTATTTCTGCAATGAACTCTGGCGGTCTGCCAGGTTTTGCTGAAGGTGTAACTAGCGTAACAAAGGGCGGCACAGGAAGAGTAAGCCAAAGCGGTATGGTTTTTGCACACGGTACACCTACCGTTAACCTAAGCAAAGACACTATGACAAAACTTCAAAAGCAAAAGCCAGGTAACAAGGCAATTCAAGGTGCAACCAGAATGCAGGGCCTGAGCAACTTTGGATTCATGACTCCAAGAAGTTTCAACGAAGGCAAGATGAGTGGACCAGAAGCGGCTAAACTATTTAGTGATCCTAAGATTGTAGATAGAACAATGCTGCCAATGTACAAGGCTATTGCTTCTAGTATGAATACTAGCGTTGATAAAGCAATGAAAGATCCTGCGGTTCAAAAAGATGTTAGAGGCATGGCAACCAGAATGGCGACTGGGTTAGCACAAACTACAGGGAAGATGACCAAGGAAGCCTTTGACAGAAACTTTTACAAGATAGCAGACCAGGCTGCAAGAAGCGGAACTATGAGCCAAGCAAACAGAGCAGCCATTCTGGGTTCACAAAACACTACAACCGTTGCAGCGTATGGACCAGGCATCAGGGCCAAGGGTGAAAGAGTTGGCCTAAGCAGATCCATGCAGAAAGGACTTTTTGGTTCCGAAGGTGGTGCATCATATAAGGGATGGGCATCAAAGACGCTAAAGAGGCTGTTCCCTGAATTCAAGAAGGGTGGGGTAGAAGCAGGAAAGGCGTTCAAGGGTGGAATGCAAACACAACTACAAGATCCTTATCCAGCAAGTCGCAAACGTAGCAGCCCCCATGTGCTAGCATCCAAGGATGGTACAGACGACGGAAAGAGTTACGCTACCAAGTTCGTGGCTGCCACAAAGCAGAGCATCATGTCTCAGACTCCTATCAAGTTGAAGAAGCCACTAGTTGCCGCTGCCCCTGCATCTGCAAGAGAAAGATATTATCAACAGCAGTCTGACAGCAGAAGGGCGGCATACAACGATAGAAGAATGCGCGAAGCGGGTATGACTCAGACTCAGCGCGAAAGAACAATGCGTAGGCTTGAGGAGTCAAAGGCAAGAGCAGCAAAGAATGTTGGAGTTTCAGCAGCAGACAAGCAAGTACAACAGGCAGGTCAGAACCTCGCTAAAACTATCAATCAGTCAAACGGATCAATGCGTAATGCCCTTACTAGATTTAGAACTGTCATTACTGATGGAACAACAAGCGTCCAGGCTGCCATGAAGAATGCAGCAGCCAGATTGAACGCCCCCATGGCGAGTGGAAAAACGCCAATGCAGTCTATGGGAACGGCAGCAAACGCATCAATCATGGGCCTAATGGGCCTAAGCATGGCGGCATCCTTTGCTGGTGGTGAACTAGGTGAAATGGCAATGAAGGTCATGCCCGTAACAATGGGCTTGATGGGATTGCAAATGGCAATGGGCGCACTTAAGTCACCCCTTGGAATACTTATCATTGCAGCCACAGCAGTTGCGGCAGGATTCTGGTACATCAACAAGGAAAGCAAGAAGTTGGGGGAAGCCGCAGATTCAATGGCTGGTGCGCTAACTAGCAACGCTAAGCAAATTGAGTCATTGTCAGAGTTCTATCAGACAAGAGACATTGTTTCAAGCAAGAACGCTCTACCAGAAGAGCGCGAGGCAGAAGCATCAAAGGGTATGGAATACCTAGCAACTGAGGCTGGTAAGGCAATGACAGAGGGCATGACCACAGCCATGGAACAGGTCGGTCAGTCTGCTGCTACAGAGCAGTTTGCAGCGAATCTTGCAGACATGATGTTGCGAGGGGTAATCAATCAAGATCAAGCCATTGGCCTTGCAGATGCCCTAGAAAAGCAGTTGGGGGTAAAGAACCTATCTGCACAGATTCAAGGACAACTAACTGAACTTGTTGGACCAAACGGTATAGATATTCTTAGCAGGCCGCTAGATGTTGCTGTAAACATTCAAGAGTCAAACTCAAACTTCCAGGGACAACTTGCAACTAACCTACAAGAATACAACAGTTTGCTAACAGACACTTATAATAATGCCCAGGTCGCTCAGGACAAGTTCTGGAATGGTCAAGAAGATGGATGGAACGGATTCTTTGATTTTGTGGGAAGCGGCTGGAAGGGTGTAATTGGAGGTGTTGCACAGCAGAACAACTGGTTTGGTAAGCAAGCAGGAAAAGTTATGGGTGTCATTGATGACGATTGGAAGAATGCCACTCAAGCCGCAGAAAACTACGGTGCAGCAATTGGAGGAACGGTAGCGGCGGGATATAAGGCAGCAGAGGCCGCACTAGTTAGATACAACGACCTACAAGAGAAAGCAAACAAGGAAGAAGATCCAGCAAAGAAGCGTGCAATGAATAGGCTTCTAGAAGACCAGGCAGAGATTCTTGAGGAGATTAATGTCAAGGCAAATGAAACTAGAAGAGCAGCAGAATGGCAAGCCTCAACATCTGGTCAACGCGCAAAGGTAGCAGAAGCAAACCTAAGAGCAATTGAAAACATGTATGCTCAATCAGAAATGGCACCCTTTGTTGATGCACTTTTGGGAAGAGGAGAAAACCTGGATGCAAAAGCAAAGTTTATGCTAGAGGTTGATATCGCCTCAGGAATTATTAGTCCATATGCCATGGAGCAAATGTTCCAGGCAATTGGTGATGACTCTAAGGCACAGGCAACGCTTGATCTAACCATTCAGGCAGAGGGTGCAGTAGAAGTAAATCAATTATTAAACTCTGTTCTTGCAATTGATGACAAGGATCTACAGAAGCAGATTGTTGTAACATACAGAAACTACAGCCAGGAAACACAAGCGGCTATCCTTAAGGGCCTAGAGACAATTGCAGGACTACCAGATAATATTAATAAGGCTATTGATATTGAGACTTCTGATCCCAAGCAGATTGCTGAGATTGGCGAAAAGATGGAAGAGTTCGACAAACTTCCTGAGAAACTTACAAAGAAAAGGCTTGCTGAATATCTTGAAACAAACTTTAGTGCTGTTGCAATTGATATGAAATGGTTCTTGGGCCTACCAGCCGTAACAAGAAGATCATTTATTGCTCAATACTCTTCTTCATTTGACTCATCAGGTAATCTTACTGATGCAGGTAGGCAGGGAACGCTAAACGCACTTGGCGACACTTCCTCATACAGAGGCAGCATGGGTGATTTGCGCGAAG